CTATTTTCTTTTGGAGTTTCTCAATTTCGATTTGAAGTGGTGACGAATCTTCACGCTTTCGATTTGATAGTAGGATGAAAAAGATAGTCAGCAGGATTACTGAGATGAATATCACTATGTGTGTCTGGTTTATATTTCTCATTTGTCACCTCCAGTTAGTTCTATTTCTTGTTTTACTTCTTGCCAATAACTTTTAAAATCAGTATAATCATTAAAATATTCTTTATAATTTAAATTTTCATCAGCTAATTTATTAATTTTTAATATCTCATCAACTGCTATCAATGCACATTGCTTGGCAAAGTATAGGGTAATTAAACTTGCTGAGTTAGAATGAGCTTTGTACATTTCCTTCACTAACTCTTCTGCCTTTTCTTTTGGATTCATTTGTCACCTCCTTTATATTCGGAAAAACATTTATTGCACTGAATTAAACCTGTCTCTGTAAAATGCTCAGTAATAAATACATCTCTTTTGGTGAACCCACAAGTATCACAATAGTTGTGCGTGAACATTTTGATTATCAATTTTAGCATTTATTTTTATAAGTTAAAAAAAGTGGGCGCAAACTTAATTACGCCCACAGTTAATTAAGCGAAAGGTGTTAAACTAATTTTCTTGGTATTCAGATTTGCATAAGCTTCAAGTCTGAACTCCTTACCAGTAAGCGGTAAAAAGTGAACTGTGAACTTGATGTGAGCAGGTTGTGAATAGTCAACAGTTGGAAAGCTTGAAACATCAAATTCAAAAGCATTGGCATTGTCCTTAGTCATATACGCAGACTTCCAGCACTCGCCAAAGTTACCCGTTGAATCAGCATCGATAGCATCATCAGGACGGTCGCAACCGTTATACAAAGTCCAAGTAGTTCTGAAGTCACCTTGTGCCGTACCATAGCAGGTGCGTAGTTGTGAGTAGTTGAACTCACTCCACTCTGTTTCATTCACAAAGAATGAACCGCGAAGCAAGTTACCGTCCCATTCTAGCGCAGGAAAGATGTTAGTGATGTGTGTGTCGGGTGTTTTAAATTCGCCCGTGAAGTAGTCATTTTGGAACGCTAGAACGGTGTCCTCATTCACTTTCATAATGTCAGCAATCTCACCAACATCATAGGTCAAAACAGTTTTCTTACCGTTCACAATCCAATCAAAAGACCATTGATTCTTATTCTCGAAATCGTCAAACATAACATCAGTTCCGTCTATCACGATCGTGATTAACTTCTCACTTTCGGTGTGAGTTGTCCCATCGGGCAACTGCCAAGAAAGTTCCGAGCGATACAACTGCCAGTGTCCGTTCTCATTCTTGCCCGTTACAACATAACCAAAGTCATTGACGTACATTGACACAAGGTTGAGCAGGTAGCTAGGTGAAAACACAAAGTTTGAAGTCGGTAAGAATCCATCTTTCCAAACATATTTGGTTTGTGTCAGGTATCGACCTGCCCATTTTGGGTTAGGAACTTTCAAAGTCTCCTTGACCAACTGACGATTTAATCTCAGTTCGTTGACATTTCGCCCATCAAGAACGAAATACTTTAGTTCGTCCCACATTTGGGTGGGGATTCCCGTGATACTTTTGTCTAAAATCATTTTGTTTATTTGTTTAATTATCGTATAGCATACCTGCCATAGTTCGGATATAGTTCAAAGTACATTCTCATCATCATCATATCTGCGAAGTCGGGAGAGAAGCCGTGTTTCTTTTTGATTTCTTCCTTACTGGTAACTGCTTTCTTTCTCTCACGATCCATATTTGCTACTCGCACTACTTCAAGGTGCTTTATTATTTCAGTCTTGTATCTGTCAGCCGTTATCGTTATCTTGTTTGAATTAATCGATTCTCCTAGCTTAAAATAACACTCCGCTTTCAAGTTCATATAGGTTTCGCTATCTATCGCACGACCACCATTGTTGAATGATTGACACTTTAAAATACCAACTACTCCGATACCTAATCCGTCAGCATCAACCACAATGTTAGACAACTTCACGTTTCTTTCTTTGGCTAAATTACGGATAAATTCTGCGACCTCGTTTGGATACTTATGCTCCATCATAAACACATCTACCAATGACATTCCCGACCACAGACCAATGATTGTTTTATCATTTCCAAGTGCTGCGATGTCGGCAGTGATGTAAGCGGTAGTGCCTATCAATTCGTTTCTAAAACATCTCAACAAGTCATCGTAGTAGTAAAGTCTATCGTTGCTCTCATCATAGTCCCAATCACCATCTAAAAGTCTTTTACGGTCAATCTCTGGAAGGCGTGACAACTTCTCAAGGTAGGCAGGTTCAAGATTCGGATTGTCTGTCGGCAATGCCTTGATGAATGCTCTGTCCTCTCGCAGCGTTCCATTTCGTGCAGCGTCGAAGTAGTCAGCGTATAACCACCCTTTAGTTGGGTTGCAGGAGAGTAATCCTTTCGGAACACCATTGATTAAGTTATAACGCACACGAGAATCTAGTATATCGATTGCCCGTTGAGAAACTTCCGCTACTTCATCGACAAAATAGTCTGTGATTTCAATCGAACCAAGACGGCTAAACTCAGGGTCGCTAGGCATAAAGCCTAAGTCCATCAAGATGATTTGCGAACCGTTGTAGAATTTTATAACGTGGTCTTGACCGTTGTAGGTGTAGTGAGTACCAGGACGAAGTCCCATCTGATTAGCAATATTCCAAAAGGTAGCCATCGTTGACTGACGAAGTCGCTTTAATTCTGCACGACCTATCAATCCGCGAGTGTTTGCATATTTTAATCGTCTATTGATTTGCCAACTACACCCTAGAAATGTTTTACCACCACCTGCACTACCGCCATACAAGACTGTTTCTGTTATCAGGTCTTTAGGCGATAACAAAGTCAATGCTTCATCTTGGCGGTTAGTATATTGGGGTGTGTACATTTGGTAAAATTAAGCTATAATGTGGTAAGTTTCTTTCGCTTTTAGATATGCGTTTCTTGCTTCTTGTTTGGTCTCAAACAATCCAAGATGCTTTCTCTTTCCATTAATTCCTATGGCAGCTTTAAATTTATTTGTTTTTTTATCCAAAGAATAACCTTTAGCTTTTGTTTGATTCCATTGGTTTTGCTGATTAGTGACATCACGCAAATTGTCAATTTTATTATTACTCCTATTCCCATCTATATGGTCAAGTGAATTAATTGGTAAAGCTCCATAATAAAGAAACCAAGCTAATCTATGAGCAAATACAAAAAATGGTTTGGTTGCATAATAGACTCTACATTCAATATAACCACTAGAATGTTTTTTTGTAATTAACTTTCCATATACACCTTTCAATTCTCCGCTTACTGGACAATAGGTGAAGCCTTTACTTTTTGCCAATTCACATTTTTCAAGTTCGGTCATTGCTATTTGTTTTTTGTTAAATAATTCAGGTACATAATCACTTTCATTTCTCTTGCAATACTGTTCGTGTACTGCTCTTTTAGTCGGGGGTTGGCTAAGATTCTTTGAAGCTTGGTCTTGCCGATTTCTTGTTGATCGTGAACGAGTCGTTTCGCTCTCTGCTTGAATCCTATCCACTCGTCATCCGTCCAATAGTCATCGGTCACTAGACCACTTTTGTACAAGTTCTCAAGCATCACAAAGCCCATCAACTCCGCAGCCATATAGTTACCTAGCTTCGCATTCTCGATATCTTTATTTAACGAATCATTAAACCAATTCAATGACTCGTTAGCTGATTCTAACTGTCGTGCAGGTTCGATGTAGTTGACATTGACTTCATTCCATTTTTTCATCGCGTCCATTCTCAACTGGTAGTATTCGCTCAATACACTACCGACATAGGTAGCATCAAATGATTTGAATGATGTCAACTTGTTCGCCAACTTACTAGCAGCATTGAACTCAAATGCTAACTTGAAATCAACCGTAGTACACCAACTGAAATTGTCAGAGACAAACGAGTGCAGTTGTTGGATTGGCTCGATTCTGTCGGGTTGTGGTATGCCGTGAAAGACAAGTTGAGCATAATACTCAACCGCGAAGTCCTTACCACTAATCAATGCAATTAGTGGTGCTTCTTTGGCTGCGATTATCTTTCTAAAGTCAACGTTGGCTACCTTACTTAAATTGGTCAAGGAGTGATTGAAGCCCCTCGCTACTTGTGCCTTTTCCAAATGTTCCATTATTAATCGTTTTTGTGGTTACAAATTTAGACATATCCCAAGCCGCTACCGCTGCTCGTCTCCAGTCCTTCAGTTTTTTATTGCCGTACTTCCAATCCTTCAACTCGTAGTGGGCGATGAACTTGGATGCGAATGTAATGCCGTCTGATTGACTGCCGCCCGTCTTAGATTGAAAGAATGAAACCACATCTTCCATTGAAGGGGCAACGAACTCGCCTACTATGTGCTTGTGGTATTCATTCATTAGTTTGATGCACTCGTCTGGAGAGATGCAATCTTGATAGGTTGCTTTTGCGTTTTTGTAAAAGAAGTCTTTTGCCGTCATTGTGTTGTGTTTTTATAGTTGTTGATGTTTTATTACGTCAGAGTTCTCCAGTAAATAAAATTTTAAATCGTTTCAACAAACCAATCTTTGGTTTTGGATTGCAAAACTTCACATTTGATACTCGAATCTTTGGCTCTGAAAAAACAATAGGAAGTTGTTTATCCGTTGGTTTGTTTCTTGCTAGGTGAGCATCTTTGTAATGCTCCTTAATTAACTCAACACATTTATCTACTCTGCTATCGTGCAGTCTAACAATGCCGCGATAGTAGCCTTGTGAATCTTTATAAGCAACACCTGATTGAAGTAGGATTTTAGCCATCCAATGCCCAATCTTAACTTCACCTAAAGCTTCATTAAGTGATTTGTGATTCCTTGAATTAAGTGTCTTAGTTAGGTGCGCTAGTCTTTTACGCAGCACCTCTTTGTCCTTAGTTAATTTTTGTCTCATTGTATTTTTGTTTTTATCGTTTTGGAAATTCAGCAATCTTTATAATGTAGTCCTCACCTAGTCCATACTTCTCACAGACCTCAGTAATTAATTCAGCAGACGGATGTAGCTTTCCGATTTCTTTTCTGTCAAGAATCTCTTTAATGCAGCATTGAACTGCCAGTGTGTGTTGTTTCATTGTTCGTGAAATTATTTAGGTTGTTGCAGTGTTTGTGAAATCTTGGCTAAAGTAGTGAACCCTCTTAGGTTCAGATACTCATTTAGACTAATTAACATTTGGTTTAACTTCTTGTCATAGCCTAAAGTGTTAGAGCATCGTTTCGTCGCGTGGATTACCGATGCGTGGTGGCGGTTAAAAATCGCGGCTAATCTTGTTAGCGTCATTCGCTGCGAGAATTCCATTTGAATACAGTAAAGGGCAATGTGTCTTATGTAAACGATGTCCTGCAACCTGCTCTTACTTTGGATTTCTTTCATTCCAATACTGTGATAACACTGTGACCATTCGCAGATAGCGGAAATGAACTTGGATAGCTCGATATCGTCAACGGTTGAGTGGTCGCGTGACTTGTTCTGAGCAATTATCAACTCAATAAACTCTTGCTTATTCTGCTCCTTCACCATTGGAAGGAGTGTGTTTATGTCTATATTCATTTTGTATTAGTTGTATTAAGTCGTTAATGTTAGTGCCAGTGTGTGCAGCGACTTTCATAATTTGAAGTGCTGACATCTGTTGGGGTTGATTCGCGTAGTGCGTGGCGGTGTTGCGGCAGACCTTAAGAAACGTGCCGAAGTTCGACACGCTCTTAAAATTCTGCTTCACAAACACCCTAAAATCAGAAAGGCAAATCTGAGTAGTCTTCTGTGTCATTAGGTCGGGGGTCTTCTTGTGGTTTAATCGGTTGAACTGTTCTTGACTTCGCGGCAAGTTCCGCTTGAATCTTTCCGTACTCTGGAGTAGCAGCCATTTGGTCTTGTAAGAACTTTGGCAGTTCATTGAACAATTCAAAGTTGAAGTTGTCATAACTCAATATCTTACTTGAATTGAATTGATCGGGACAAGTCATTCCTTTCATCACCGGTGCAATCGCTGCGATGTTTGAGTAGGTCTTGCCTTCCTTTACCGTGTGAGTGACTGTAATCATACCAGGTGCACCCAAAAGATTTGACACATCAAAGCGTTTTGCTTCATCTTCTGTAAAGGTCTTTCCTCTCCAGTTCTCCAAAAACTTGCGAAGTCCTGCCTTCTCGTGCATTGATAGTGTGAATGTCTTACTAATAGACATAGGCTGCTCACCGTTCT